CTGCAGTACTTCTCTTTGGAGCTGAGCCTGTAGCATCGCCTGCTTTATCAGTAGCAGCGATTGACTTTTCTTCTTCGTCACCATCCATGGCTTCCATTTTTTTCTTTTTCATGCCGCCATGCATAGCTTCCATCGTAGGAGCTTCAGCTTCTGCAAGTTCTTCTGTTGATTCCATAGCTTCGTTCTCAACTTCTACTTCTTCTGACTGAGCGTCTACTTGATTTTCGATTATTTCTTTTTCAGACATAATCCGCTCCTTATATTTTAGATTTGAGTAACGAGAGGAAATTTTTAAACTCGCGTACCTCTGTTTCATAAAGGTTCGCTTTACTAGCTTTTTTAATTTCGGTCTCAATTTGTTCAATTTGTCTAGCTTCAATAATGCCGTTATTCCATACCCATTCTACACCTTCCATAACTCCATTTACAAATGCTGATGGAGCAGATGGGTCTTGCACAATGTCTACTGCGTTAAGAATAAAGTCGTCTTTGACAACCATTGCGTCATTACTTCTTTCTAAACTTCCCATACCACGAGTTGAAACACCTAATTTGACACCGCCATCAAGAAGTCCTTTTACAATTTCTCCCATCGGTGTAGCCAAAATAGTTGCTTTGCCCATAACATCATTTCCCTCCCAATTGAGAGATTCAATCTTATGAGAAACTTTATCGAGATTTACGGTAGGTCCGTCAGGATGATTTAGTTCTCCAACTGCACGTCCTGTTTTCACTTGTTCGTTATCATATTTACTGACCGCTTTTTCCATAATTGGTCTTGGATATACCCTACCATTTCGATTCTTTTTTTCTGCTTGCATGAAAACACCTTCAATGGCATATGTTTTTGTACCATTCTTTTCTTCGGTAATTACCTGTAGGTTGTTTTCAGTGTATTCTGCGATTAATTTCATATTATTATCCTTTTGGATAAGTTACTTTTGATAATTTTACTGCTGTATTATTAGCATGTAATTTATCACCAAGAGCTTTTGGTATTAGTACTGTTTCTCCAGCTGCTAATGACATTGTTGCACTATCTGTAAAATCTGCTTTATAATAGGATAGTAGATAGGCTGTTGTAGCATGTGTATTAACAGCTCTTACAACTCTGGCATCACTTACAGTCGTGGCTGAGCCTGCACTGTCTGGGGCGTTGATTTCAACTGATTTGGGTTTATAGAAGTTTACCATTTGTCGTTCCTTTATACATAGGTTTACATTTATTTATAATCCTAAAAATTTTGAATTAAAAAGGCCTTTGTATCGTCTTTCCACGTGCTTCTCGCCACTTATGATAATCCTCTATTGTATTAATTTCTATGCCATCAAATTCAACATATACACCTTTTAATGTAACATTGTTTTGTATCCATCTTAATTGTTCAATACCTTCGCCCATTTCTTCTTTATATCGTTTAAACTCTTTCCATAGTTCTGATGTGCCTTCTTTATAACCATGAAAACCAAGTGTTTTATATCCATAACTTATATCTGCTCTTGTATACCAATGTATAATATCATTACTAGCAACACATTTAACACAATTTCTATCAGTTCTTTCTTCCTGACTTAAACCTGTAAATGCATTAACAACTAATGAATCACTTAGTTTCGTTTCTATTGCTTCAATAATATTTTTTGTAACATCTGGATTATCACCTTGAACATTAATATAATTATCATATTTTATTATATCAATAACACTATACATAAGCCTATCAGTGCCATTATCATAATTTTCATCAGTGATAACAACGTTATCCTCAGGTATTTCATCTGCAATTTTTTGTGAATCTGTAACAACAATAGTATCATAACCAAATCCTTCACACTTATCAAATATAGTGCGAATCATAGATTTACCATCTAAATCTAATAATGGTTTACTTGGTAATCTGGTACTTTTAAGTCGGACAGGTATTAAAACGCAAGTTTTACTGAGATTCCTCATCATCATCTTCACTGGATTCATTATCTACATTTTCTTCAGAGCCCTCTTCTGTTTCATCATCAGTCAAAGCATTTTCTATTTCTTCATCAGATAATTCAACTTCTTCGTCATCTTCAGGTTCTATATTATTAAATATTTGACCAGCCATTTTTATTTTTTCTTGGTCAAGTACATCATTCTGTTTTTGTGCAAGTGTTTGATGTAATACTTTTTCTGCACTATTAAAATCACCTTTAATAATATCATCTATTAAATCTAATTGAATTGTATCATCAGCCATAATTTATCTCCTTTTAAAGTTCGTCATCATCGCCACCACCGGCGTCTTTTTCAGCGGCAATTTGGTCTTGCATTGTTTGAACATCTTCTTCAGACATCATCAATACATTTTTCATAATCCATTCTTTTGAGTAATATTCACCCACATAATTCTGAATTTGGTCAAGAGTCTGTACTCTTTCTCTCATAAGTTCAGCTTCTCTTAATTCATAGAAATTGTTATCCTTGAGATAGTCAATAACAATATCACTTTTCCAATTATTCCAATCATCTTCAGTAATAATACCTTTTAACATTAATTGTTTTTTAAGTATATCTTTAAATAGATATGAGAATCTTGCTCTTAATCTATCAATGAATTTTTGGAATTTAACCTCATCTCTGTTTATTTCAGTAGCACGTCCTACTGTAAATTGAGTTGATTCTGTTTCTAATCTACTAATAGGTACATTCAGTGAACGATATAATCTTCTTTGGAAATAAATAATATCATCTATCTGCCCTAGATTATCACCACCTGGAAGTGTAGAGATTTCTGTTCCTCTACCACCTTCTCTTCTTGGTAGCCAAAAATCTTCCAACATAGACATATGTTTTCTATCATCACGTATTTGCCCTGTATTAGCATCGTATACTAACTTGTTACGATAACGTGACATAATTTGTTTCATATATTCTTCTGCTTTACCTTTTGGTAAGTTACCAACATCAATATAGAATATTCTTCTTTCAGGGGCTCTTGCAAGTCTGTAAATAACAAGTGCATCTTCCATCATTCTTAACTGATTGATTGGTTTCAATGCCTTATGAAGATATGATATAACCTTTTTTCTACCCTCGTCCAATAAACCAGAGGTTACATAATTAACTGAATCCTCTGTTAACCTAACACCACCTGTATATTGTGTTCCTGCCTTTTCTTGATAAACATAATATTCATTAACCTTTGTAACTAATTTTGCACCAGTTGCAGGGTCTTTTTTGGTTTTAACCTCTTTTACTTTTCTTATTTTTGCAGAATCAACAGGTCTTATTTCTTGTATACCTGCCTTTAAATTTTTTTCATCTACAACAAGATGATGATATAATCTTCCATCAACATAATATCTTCTAAAAATATCATGTCCATTTTCATCAAAATTTAACATACTATAAATATTATCAAATTCTTCTTTTATTGTCTGTTTAATCTGATCTGATGTGTCAACATTATCCAATATAACATCAATTGATTGTTTTGATTCACCTGATGTAATTGCAGCATCAATAATATCCTCAATTGCCATATCAACTTCAGGATGCATTGATACACCACGATATTTCATAATAAGGTCTCTGTTGTCCTTAACCTTATCATTGCCTTCTATATCGACATATTGTCCGTAATATGAACCAGAAGCTGTTATATAACCTGCACCATCTTCGTCCCTTGGTGGAACAATCGATGGTCTATCCTTCATGGTATCATCTTTAGTAGATTGTCTTTTGATTTCAAAACCAAATAATGTAAAGCCGTTTTCTGCCATGTGTAATTCCTATGTTACTGTGGGGGCCAAAAAGGCCCCCTTTAGTAATATTTATCTAAATATTAAGTAGTAGTTGGCAATGGTGCCAATGCTTCCCAATATTGATAATTGAACTCAACTGTGTATTCTTCAATAGTATCTGCCGTTTCGTATGACAGCTCTATTGCACCTATATTTAAAGGATATGCACCTCTAAATGTATACGTTTTTAAAGAATCACCGTTTCTGTCTAACTGTTCAATTTTTAAGTCTGCTTCGTAATCAATTGGTGATGTTAAACCGGTATTTGTTTTGAATCCGTTAATACCGTTTGTCCATCTTTCCATAGCGTTTCTTATAGCGAAATCTGTATCGTTAATGATAGTTGCAGTCCATGTTTCAAATGTTCTGTCACCTGCCATTTTTAATATTCTTCCTCTGTAAGGAACATCTATTGTACCCATTGTTGAACCTGGTAATTGAGCTGCCTTACATAAAAATGAAGTTAGCTCTACATCACCATTTGCATATGTTGGGAAGTTAATCGTCGCCTTAAAATAATTGGGACGAGCACCACCGCCACGAAGCTTAGATTTAAAATCGTCTACGCCTAGTATAGCCATTGGTTACCTCCTTACACTGTGCCCACAACTTCTTCAAACTCTACACCAGTTCTAACCGCAACAAAGTTAAGTGTTACATAGTTAATTGAACGGGCAGGTTTAATGAAGATTGAGGCCTTAAATTCATTAGCATCAATTACTGCTGTAGTGTTATTTGTTTCGTCACAAACAACTCTAAAATCAGTAATACCTCTTCGTCCTTGTACTTCACGAAGTAATGGTTCAACAATATTTACGAATTCAGCTCTTGTAAATTCGTCATTAAATTCAAAGATGACTGTTTCTGCAGCCCTTGAAATTGCTCTTTCAAGTACTAAGAATAGTCGTCTTACATTAATCCTATCGAACGCAGAAGGTCTTGCAAGTTTAGTTTTATCACCAAACAATACAATTCCTTGACCAGGTATATTGGCAACAGGGTTAACACCAGCTTTATACAAAGTATCTCTTTGTGCCTTAGTTGGTATATAATTAATTGCTGTTACACCAAGATATTGACCTCTTCTTTGTCCAGCAGGACTGAACCAAGGAGCTCTATCTCTATCTGTGGCCGCCATAATACCGGCAGTTGATGAAGATGCAGGGATTTCAATGTATTGGTCATT